AGGTAGTGAATCAAAAAATCCCCATGATCGGGCATTGTCTGCTTGCTATGTATTAGGTCTTGAAGATTCAATGGACTCTATTATTGATATGTGGGGGATTTGTGCCAAAATATATGCATCTGGTGCAGGATCGGGCATACCTATAACAAACCTCAGAGAAAAAGCAGCAACAATATCAACAGGTGGTCAAGCATCTGGCCCATTAGCTTATTTAAAAGTAGTTGATCTATTAAGTAACACCGTTAGATCTGGTGGTAAAACCAGACGTGCAGCCAACATGGGTATATTTAAATACAATCATCCTGATATAATGGAGATACTTGATGCTAAATTAAATGGTAACATTCAAACCTTTAATTTATCAATGTCTGTTACTGATAAATTCATGATGAGGAAGCATAAGAATGGTCAGGTTCATTTGTCAAGTCCAAGTGAAGGAGAATTAGCTAAGACTGTAAAAAGAGATGATATTTGGAAAAGAGCTATTGACAATGCATGGACTAACGGTGATCCTGGCCTATTCTTTTTTGATACCGTAAATAAGTTTAATCCTTTTCCAAGTTTGGGAAACATTGATTGTACCAATCCATGCGGTGAAATCCCCCTTCCTCCTTGGTCTGTATGTAACATAGGATCAATTAACGTTACTCATTTTGTAAGAGAAAATCCAGGCATGGCAGATCCAAACTTTAAACCATTTTTTGAATGGGAACAATACAAAAAAGCTATTCCTCAATGTTTTACATTCCTTGATAATGTCATAGATAAACAAGAGTATATTCATCCTAAGTTTATGAAAAACGCAACGGATTGGAGACCTGTTGGATTAGGTATCATGGGATTTGCTGATGCTCTAATTAAATTAAACATACCTTATGATTCACAAGAAGCAATGAATTTTTTTGAATCCATTTGTTTTGAATTAACCTATGAATGTATCAAAAAATCTATTGATATGGCTAAAGATGGTGATTGGAATGTACGTGTTCCTATTGAAGATCATGATCATTTTGAAAACTTATTAAAATACTATTTAGGAAAAGGATTACCAATTGTAGATAATAGAATTGATAAATTATTAGAAGAATATGAAAAATATGGTATTCATAATTCTAACTGGACAATGATAGCTCCAACAGGATCAACCTCTATGTCTGCTGATTGCTCCTATGGTTGGGAACCCTTAATGGCATTGATTTGGGAGAAACCTCTCGTTGAATCTGATCAAGTACTTAAAATAATTCATCCTCAATTTGAATTAGATCTAATACATTGGATACAAGATTCAGAAGGATATTCTAATTCTCAATCAATAGTACAAAGAAAAGAAAAAATCATATATGATATTATCCAAGACAACGGATCAATTCAAAACATAGATTATCTTCCTGATAATATGAAAGCTATCTATAAAGTAGCTCATGACATTGATCCTATATTTAAAATTGGTATGCAAGGAGCAGGACAAAAATGGATTTCAATGGCAATCAGTTCAACTACTAATCTACCTAATTCAGCTACAAAAGAAGATGTAGAAGCTATATATAAAGCAGCATGGAAACATGGATTAAAAGGTATAACAGTATTTAGAGATGGATGCAGAGATGATCAAATTGTAAACTTTGGAAAACAAAAACAAAAAAGAAGAAAGACAGATGAACTACTTAAACGACCAATCAAACGTGATGGATCTACAGTAGAAATTAATACCCCTCATGGTAAATTTTTTGTTACTGTCAATTTTTCTAATAGCAAACCAATCGAAATGTTTTTCTCAGTAGGAAAACAAGGTGGATTAGTTAATGTAGTCATTGATGCATTGGCAAGGATTTGTTCTAAAGGACTTCAAGCAGGTATGGATATGGGGTGGATTGTTGATACTCTTGAAGGTCTTAAAGGAGATACCCCTTTCTGGTTTAAGATTTCCGATGATGAAGAAAAATCAACACAGGCACAATCAATTGTAGATGCATTATCTAAAGTATTATTTTATCATTTCATGCCTAATAAAGATCGTATAATATATTCTTATAATCCAGAAGATGAAGTATGTGAATCTGAAACTATACTTTCTCGTTGTCCTGAATGTCACAAAAAAGGACTAACACACAATACAGGATGCAGAGGAGGAGAATGTTTATTGTGTGGCTTTACCAATTGTAGTTAAGGAGAAAACAAATGGCAAGATTAATGCTTCAGACCAAAAAACTACCACAAAAAATTAATAGAATTGAAAAAGGAGATAGTGGTTATATTCCTGGCAATGATCCTCTCATGTTTACATTATTAACAGACAATCGATGTGAAGATGAAAAATTTTCAAGAGCAGATAAATGGATGGTCAATCATTATTATTTAGTAGGTACAGAATGGTTAATGGAAAAAATATTTTATCCTTCTGAATATGGTGTTGAAGAATTAAATAAAGAAAAAGATCATCCTTATATAAAAAAATATAAACGTTTAGTAAATAAAGGAATAGGATTACATGGTGATCGTCCTGTACCTAATATTAAAAAAAGTGTTAAACGATTATCTCTGGAATGTAAACCAAAAAGGATGCAATTAGAATGCAACGAATAAATCTAACTCCCAATCTTAATGGTAATTCTACTCTTGTAGTTGATGGTAGATTCTTAGCTTATCGTACAATGTACAGTAAACCACATAGTAAATTGTCATATCAAGGTAAAGATACCGGAATGATATTTGGTTTTTTTAAAACCCTTCAGTCCATTGCTAATAGACATGAAGTTAATAACACAGTCCTTATGTTTGATATAACTAAATCTATTGAAGGAGTTCGCAGAAAAGAATATGAAGGATACAAAGTTAGAGAATTAAAATTTAATGTAGATCCTAAAGAAATAGCTCAAAGAAGACAATTTGAATTAGATTATCATGATCTATTAATACTAACACATAAATTAGGATTTGCAGTTTATACTCTTGAAGGATATGAAGCTGATGATGCCATAGCAATGTTCTGTCAACAATTTAATGGTACAAAAATAATAGCTACAAGAGATGAAGATATGTATCAGTTAATTAATGAAGATACATATATTTTCGATCCATCTAACAATAAGAAAAAAGATCTCAAATGGTTTATGAGAAAATATGGTATCACTCCTGAACAATGGATTGATTACAAAGCTATCGCAGGTTGTAAATCTGATACTGTTCCTGGGATTCCAGGGATGGGGGAAAAAAGAACATTAGAATATTTAAGAGGAGAAAAGAAATGGGAAAAAAATATTAAAGCCAGTGAAGCATTATATATGATGTGTCGTAATCTTGTTACCCTTCCTCATCCTTCTCTTAATGGATATAAAATGCAATGGAAACAAACCAAAGTAAATCAAGAAATGTTCATTGATTTTTGTCAATCATATGGATTTAGTTCATTTTTAAATGATATACACAACTTTTATATTTTTATGGAGGGAGGTAAACAATGGTAGAAGATTATGGTATAGAATATTATGAAAGGTGTAAAGAAAAAGGAATTGACTATGCCTTTTATGGTAAGTGGCAGAAACAATATGCTAAGATGGTTATATTTGTTTCTGAAGTGTATAAAGTAGAATTAAAAAATAAAGTATTTCTTGATGTAGGTTCTGCTTGTGGTGCTAACCTCAGAGCATTTAAAGAAACAGGAATATTTTCTCGATATGTTGGTATTGATATCAGTGAAGTTCTGGTACAAATAGGAAACAAAGCTAACAAATTTAATGAAAATGAATTAATTGTTGATGACTGTACAAAGATGGAAAAAATACCAGACGAATCAATTGATCTAATTCATTGCTCTCAATTATTTGAACATTTAAATATGACTGAAATTGATGAAACTATTAAAAACTTTAACAGAGTAATGAAACATGGTGCTATAGCTTTTGTTACCTTGAATGCTATTAAGAAAGGACAAACTGAAAAAAATGTTACTGATCAAGATCCAACTCACATCACTGTAATGACTGAATCACAATGGGAAAAGAAATTTGAAAAATTTGAGATAAAAGAAAACATTAATAAAACTTTATCAAAAGCTAAATTTTATCCTGGAGATGATGGTAAAACTTTTTATGAACATTACATTGATGATTGGAGTGTATTTATATTTATCAAACCGTAGATTGGAGCAATAATGAATCTTGATTTTAATAATCATTTTCTTAATCAAATAATATATCATTCAATAAGAGATACAAATTTTATAAAGTCAATCCGCAATGTAGTTCCTATTGATATATATAAAACCAAAGATCGTAAATTCATAATGGATATGATTTATGGTTATTATGATGACTTTAAAGAAGCTCCGAGAGATAACTTCTCAGATCTATTTAAAGAACGTGAAAACAGTATTAATGATGATCTTCATAAAAAATGTTTAAATATATTTAATGTACTAAATGATATAACAGGATCAAATGGAGTTTACATTCTTCAAAGAATCAATGATGCTATTTATCATTTTCGATTAGAAGAAGCAAGCATTGACTTTGCATCATTAATAAAAGGTCAGCAATACAATGATGCTGTTGCTACTATATTAAAAGCAATAAAAGCCCCACAAGTAGTTGAAGATCCTTACTACAGTTATTTCACTGACAAATCGTTTATCGAAAAACGTATTAAAGATAAACGATATTTAATGAAAACTGAAATTCCAATGCTTGATGCTATCATAGGTGGATTTCAATCAAACTGGTTAGTAACCTGTCTTGGAGCTACCAAAGTGGGAAAAACATGGATGCTAATTGACTTAGCTCTTACTGCTGCATGGCAAGGATTAAACGTTTTATTTGTATCCTTAGAAATGGGTAAAGAACAAATTGATGAACGATTAGATATGTCTGTAGGATTTATGACTTCTAATCCTAATGGTGAAGCTGAAATGTTGAGAAAGGTAGGAGATGATTATATTAAAGTTAATGAAAAAGCAGATAGTATCTATGATATTGACAAAGTTATTAAAGCAAGAAATAGATACAAAAAAGTATCAGGTGGTCATCTTGAAGTAGTTGCTTTTAATCGTGGTAGATTAAATTATCTTGACATTGATCGTATCCTTGATGAACTGGAAGAAAAAAAAGGATTATACTTTGATGCTATAATTGTTGATTATTTAGGTATCATGAAAGAAACAGCAACAGGACAAAGTAAAAAAGAAAAAATTTCAGAAAACAGTATTGGTTTAAAAGAAATTGCAGGTACACGAAATATGTTAGCAATATCTGCAATGCAAGGTAATCGTAAAGCTATGTCAGCAAAGATATTTAAATCAAACTTAGTTGCCGATGACATTGACACCATATTTAATTCTGATTTAGTATTAGCTATATGTCAAACTGATATGGAGGAGAAAGAAAGTAAAGCCAGAATTTATATAGCAAACTTTAGACATGGTAAACAACATGGATCAGTTGGTATTTATAGAGATTTATCTATCGGTCAGTTTTCAATTGATAACTATGAAATAAAAAGTATTACATCTGAAGAAGAAGAAAAGGAAGCTGGAGTTGATTATTGAAATAGAACAATATGATGCACACAAATGCAGACTAACCAATAGACAGCAACAAAAGATCATTTGGAAGATCCTGTCATGGTATGATTCTGGAGTAGATAGGCAAAAGTCACTTCTTAATTGTATTGGTAGACATGGGTGTTACTTTCCTATTGGTCTTATGCCATTTGTATTCACTCAATTAAAATTACTTGGTCACACAGTAGAATTTACCTATATAGATTTTCCTAAAATTAAACATAAATTATTACCCTATTTACCTGGGATTAAATTTGAACCTTATCAACTTAAAATACTGGCAAAAGTTGGATTAAAAAAAAGAGGAACTATAGTAAGTCCAACAGGATGCATTACTGGAGATACTATTATCAATATTAATAGAGCAAAAATTGGTAAAAAATCTACAATAGAAAATTTATATAAAAAACACAATAATATCAAAGCACAAGGAAAACCTTGGAATCATAATATTCCTACTTACGTTAGATCATTACAAAAAGAAAAAATTAAATTAAATCAGATTGAAGATATAGTTTATAGTGAAATTAAAGAAGTTTACCAATTAATTTTATGTAATGGAAAATCAATTAAAGCAACTGCTAATCATAAAATTATGACTAAAGAAGGATGGGTTAAACTTATAAAATTAACCAATGATAGTAGGATAATGTGTGATTCATTACATGCCAAATCTAATAATAAAAAAAAGAAAAAATTAATATATGAACAATACACAAATTTATGGCTTCATCCTTATGCAAGTAAAACTAAAACAAA